TCGTTGTGGAGGCGCTCGATCACGGGACCAAGCATCAACAACTTCTCTTCGTGTCGTTCAGCAACCTCTGTCGCAGTCATACGCGTATCAGTCGCATTTGCCAACATCATGAACAAGTCAGCATAAAAAGACCCACGAACACGCTCACGGACATCCTGAATGTCGCCGAGAAGGTGCTGCAAATTCAAATTGACCTCGAACGCCGTCTTAATACCTTGGCTGCCACCGTCAACAAAGGTGATGCCGCCAGGCAAACTCTCAACATCTCGGTTCTTCATCGAGTTCGGCACCTGAAGAGGTGGCTTCGTCTGATAGTCAATGACCTGAGCCTTACGCAACTGCTCATGCTGCAACTGCTTGATGTCGCCGAGAGCCTCCATACCAGGGGAATTGCCGTAAATGTCGCCGCCGACAACGCTCCAGCGCGGACACATCACTGGAAAGTGCTTGTATCCACCCTCTCGCAGAAATTTACCGTCATCTCCGCCAACCTCAAAGTAACAACTGCGAAAAGGCATGTTCTTCGCATCCTTCTTCGACGAATCCCTGTCCTCACGAGGCTCAATCGCATGAATAATCGGTATCCACTGATCCAAACTGCCTCGGTCATACAGATTCCTGACAGAATGAGAGCAATTCTTGTATCCAAACTCCTTGACGAGTTCGGCAACCGTCTTGTCAAATTCTCGGTACAAAGTGCAAACCATTCCCTGATAGTCAGACGCAATGCAGTACTCGCCAACAGTCACAGGATAATGGTGAATCACATTCCTAAAGTCAGGCAACACAATGCTGACAGCCGTACCGAACGCCCCCAATTCCTCATACATCTGATGCAAAGACCTATAGGTGTTCGACTGCTGAAAAACAGACTGCATCCTCTTCGTCACCGTGTCCAGCCACAACTTGACTGGCGAAAATGCATTCAAATCAGGATCCCCAGTCCCTAGACGAAACCACTGACGGGCAGGAGAAGTCGCACCAGCCATCATGCCTGCGCCAAGAGTTCGCAAGGCGCGAGTACCAGTGTTGTCGTAAATGTTGTTGTGACGGCGATACCCACGGTTCCTGTCCTGCTGAAAATATCGACCGTTGCGAGGCAAAATGTAAGAAGTGATCTCCTGCCAATGTGCAATCCAACTCGCTCGTTCAGACTTCAAATGACCAAGACGGGTAAGCAATTGCTCCCGCTTTGGTGCGCCCTTGTAAGACTGATTGTCGGGTGAATACTGCATTAACTTCCAAGTAGAGATGACTTGCCAAGTGCAAGAGCGTTCGGATCAACACCAGTCGGACCAGTCAACATAGTCCCAGCCCCACCACCACTTGAGGCAGCAGAGGCGGCTTCCATAATTCCCGAAACATTTGGTTGCTGCCTGTTCGCTTGATTTATTGCCATCTCGCTTTGCTTGCGCTGCCCCTGAGCCGCATTGACTGCTTGCTCCTGTGCCTTTTGTTGTCGCGCCAAAGCATCCGCTTGTTTACGACTTGCGGCTTCGCCAGCAGAAATTGTGTATCCAGCACCTGCGGCAGCAGCAGCGGCTCCAACAACTGCCGCGCCAGTAGCAGCAGCGGTAGCAGCAGATGCGCCAACAGCAAGCCCAATACCTGTAAACAATGGCATTACTTCGCTCCTTTGATGTATGTTCGTTCACTCATTTCGTAACCAAGCCTGTTCAATGTCGTCCCAACTGGCTCCTGTCCTTCAATCACCAAATCGCACATCGCAATCAAATCTGCGCCATTCTCTTTTGCCCAATTCTCGTAAGCCTTGATCAACTTAATCGAAGCAATTGTGCCTCGATTTTCTTCATTTACCCACCACATCATCTCGTGCGCCATCTTTGTTGAAGGCGAATACCAAACAGTTGTCATCATCGCAGCCAAGATTCCAACCGCTTTACCTCCAACATCAATAACAAAAACAACTCCAGATTCCAACACCAATTTCAAAGTATTTACAAGGTCTTCCGTACTGTTTTTAATCAAAGAACCGTGAGGGGCAAACGCAAGAAACCTTTTTGCCATATCAACAATTTGATTAAATTCATCAGTCGATATTTCAGAAAGAGTAATGCGCCTGACTTCAGTCATACATGTTTCCAGTGCTGAAAAATTATTGCCAACACAAGAGTTACGGGTACCTCTTTACAATCATTTCTGAAACTCAGGAGCGTATGGGTCGTACTCGTGATGAATCCTCTTCTTCAAACGAGTCGCAATGTCATATGGCACACGCTTCGAAACTGGGTACGCAAAGGTCAGGCACAAAGCATCTGCGATGTCAGGGCTTCCACCGCCTTGCAAACGCTTCTTAATGTCATCCTTAGATTCCAAAACTTTTCTCCCACTCGCGTCATACCAAAAAATAGGTGTGGCGAGTTCCTGCTTCAAGTTCGCGCAATCGGGGATGGCACCCCCCCCTTCGATCCACTCACGCATGAGCCACCACATTTCCATCCGCCGATTCGCAAACTGTTTGTCCATCACCGCTCGTCCACCGAACGGTACTTCGATGGGGTCGTAGTCAAGTTGGCGCAGTCGGTCGATGACACCTGACCCTGCACCTGCATCCACGAACACAGCGTCAGGTTGCCAAGCCTCGATGACGCTTGCGACTCGCCCTGCCAAGTCCATATTGTCGATGCCCCTGTAGATCAACGGCTCGAAGCACACGAGACCTTGACGCTTGCAGATGACGCTTCGATCATCGCCGAATCGTGCAGGATCAACGCCAAGAATCCTCGGCGCAGATTCAATATCTTTGTCCACATATTCACGGCGACTCGCTGTGATCGCATCAGAGAGAGAGATCAATTGATCTTCAGCGGATGCATCGAAGTCGCACAAGTATTCTCTTGCAAATGCGACCTCGGACATATCCCTTTTCAATCGATCCACTTCCTTGGAATCAAGAGAATTCGTGTCATAAACTGTATATTTTGCGCCGTACCAATCTTCCAGCGTCAACGATTTTTGGAATAGTTCGCTGAACAAATTCACACCGTTGGGTGTTCCAATAAATACCGCCCAGCCGTGCCTGTCCGATGTCGCAGGTTGCAGTACATCGCTCCAAATTTCAGGCTTACATTGTGCGACTTCATCGATAACTACACCGTCGATACGCAAGCCTCGCATAGCATTAGGATTGTCAGCACCAAAGAGTCGAATCATGCTCAAATTGTGCTTGAATTTGATCGACAATTCGGATTCATTGATGATGATGGCATCGAGCAATCGAAGCGGTTCCAGTTTTAATTTCAGCCTCGCCCAAGCAATCGATTTGCTTTGCGATAGGAACGGTGCGACATAACAAAAAAAGCCTTGATCCTTGTCGAATTTCAATGCGGAATTGATGAGTTGCATCAACGCCAATTCTGTTTTTCCTGCTCGACGGTGAAGTGCTAACACCGTGAATCGCTTCAACTTTTTATGGCATTTCTTCTGCCACGGTCGAGGCGAATACTTTATTTCGATGTCAGTTTGCTTCGTCGGTGGCATCAGGAACGCCCGTGATTACGCGTAGATTTAGACCACCTGCGACATCGTGAGACAGTCGAGCCTGATCGCCGTATCGCTTGGAATTTAGTTTCATCGCTAGCCATTGCAAGGTCATTACCTGATTGCGAATATGGTTCACGCTTGCCGAATCGTACGATCCTGTCAACGGATTTTTTTCGGGCAAACTCGTGGCTAAATCCTTCATTTGATCAACCCAAGTGTGAGCCTGTAATGCCCTCGCCTGCGTGTACTTGGAGTCGAAATCTTCACGATCTTCTCTGATCCACCGAATCACAGTCGCCATTCCGACCATCTTTGGATCTCTGCAAATCTCCCTCAAAGACTGCCCAAGTGCGAGTCTTTCGCAAATCTCATCGGCAATCTTTGCATTGTATTTCGTCGGTCTTCCTGCACTTTTTGGTGCATTTTCCTTCGACGGTCTCGTGACTCTAGCCATTGATTCTCCTCCATTTCGACGGTGTTTGTGCTCGAATGTAGTACTTGCAAATCTTCTGAACTGTTGACCTTCTGATGCCAAATATCGCAGAAAGTCTGCGATATCCAACCATTTCGTCCTCGTGCATATCTCTCATTTTGTCAACAATTTCCTGTGAAATAGTGCAATTCTGGTGAGACATTCCGATGCGGTATCCATTCTCATTCATTCCAATAACGGTCATTCCATCACTTTAATCCCCCCAAAATCAATGTCAATAGCAAAAAATAATATCTATAAAAATAGGCATTTTCGATAAATCTTGGTAAATACTAAAGAATACGCTTGACTACAGTCGATTACCTTGTAGACTTCTCACATCTGCACTCCGCAGAGATTTGGAAACCATCAAAGAAAGGCATCAAATGAAAATCACCGTTACCGAGCAAATTTTTCTGGACGAATTCCGCAACTCATCGAGAGCAGACCAATTCTCTCGTGAGGCTCTCGTAGCCATCTTCAACTACATCACAGAAGCAGAAGGCGATTCAGAAATCGAACTCGATGTCATCGCAATCTGCTGTGAGTATGTTGAAGTCGAGAACAGCGACACCGACGAACTCAAAGATTATTCCAACTGCGATGTGATCGCAGAACTTGAGTCATCAACTGTGTTCTATCAATCCTAAACCAAGAAAGGCAACACAAATGAACATATTCAACGCACAACTTGATACGCCACATTTTTCATTTTCCGCATACGGTCGAACCGAAGCGCAAGCAAAAAAGTCGCTCATTCACGGTTTGAGAGAACACGCAATCTATTACAGCATCCGACGAGATTGGTGGATGGAATTCGCAGACGACATCATCGTGATCGAATTGGAAATAAACGCTTGCTATCGAGATGGCGCATTGTGGCGCAGAGGTGATGGCAGTAAATGATTCAATCGTGTAGTAATGATTCCTGCCCCGCAAGGGGCTTTTTTTATTCCTGCTCTCATCATCCACGCTGGCAGTCTTGCCAAGGAGGATTGACTGTGGAGCGTTCTTCTGCTTCGGGAGTCCTACCGTCAACCCAAATTTAGAACGCTTCAGAATCGATCTGCGCTGACTGGGCTTTTGGGACTTTGCCCAGCACCTGCGCGTCAATTTGAAAAATGTTGCTTCGAGATCGGTTTCTCTTCACGGCAACTGGCATAGGGAGGATTGATCAAATTTTTGAATCCGTTCTCCAAGCCATTCCATGCAATTAACTGCCATCGAATTTCCCAGGGCTTTGTATCGTGGTCCATCGGGACAGTCCTCTGCATTCTTTTTCTTCCAAGGGATCGCCGTCCAGCCATCGGGGAATCCTTGCAGCCGTTCGCATTCTTTCGGAGTCAGGCGGCGAACTTGCATGGTTGGAGCAACCATTACCGTAGGACCTGTCGTAGAAACATCACTTCCGTGTGTTCCTATAGTGGCTGCAATTTTACCCGTAAAAGCGCAGTTATATAAATCTACCGCAACTGCCACAGCGATCCCGCCTTGATTCTTACTTGGGCAAGGATTTGAGGTATCGAGGCACTTTGCGACATCAACCATATTGCAACCGCTGATTGGGTTGCTGGATTTCATAGAGTTGCTTGCAAGTGAATCAAACGAATATGCAACTGCCTGTGCGCCAGTTTGATCGATGGTGTATGCAGGAGAGGTTTCGTTTCCAACGCCAATTCCATTTTGGTTTTTTTCGATGACTCTTGAATCTTGGATTGGGATGACGAGTGGAACATTGCCTCCACCGGTCCCGTATCGTGAAACGCAACTCGGCGCAACATCGTGCGGACCGGTGATTCGGCTGTCATTGGGGTGGTTTTCAAACAGAATTGCAGTCACAGGTTGCAACACAAACAAACCGCATTCACTTCCAGCTGGACCGCCACTTTGCTTTTGCCACTTGGATGTGACTGTGTCGGAAGCGTTAATATCACTTCCGCAATACATCGGCTTTGATTCATCAAAGACTAAGTGTTCTCCTCGGCTGCTTGGGACTCCACCATCGCCACCGCTTCTAAGGCAGCCAGCAACATCGGCGGAAGTTCCTTGCCTCGACGAGCCGCGCGTCGCAGAATACCTGAGCATGCTTTCTTGCTCAAATAAAACCTTTGCGGGACCGATGTGATCTCCAAGACATCCGACAACGAACACACGCCTTCGTCGCTGCGGGACGGCTCTTGGATGCCCGTGTGTTCTGCACCATTGAGCGTCAAGAATTCTGTAGGCGAACCCATACCCCAGTTCCCCCAGCCCTCCGAGGAAGGAACCAAAATCTTTTCCTCCGTTGGATGACAGGACTCCAGGGACATTTTCCCAAACGATCCACTTGGGTTTGAGATGTTCAGCAATTGCGAGAAATGTGAGCATAAGATTTCCGCGTGGGTCTTTGAGTCCTTGACGGAGTCCTGCAATTGAGAAGGATTGGCAGGGAGTTCCTCCAACGAGGAGATCAATATCTCCTGCCCGAATAGACCAATCTCTGAATTTTGACATATCGCCATAGTTTTTTACCTTTGGATAGTGGTGTGCGAGAACTGCTGAAGGGAACGGTTCAATTTCTGAAAAGCCAATTGGTGTCCAGCCGAGTGGATGCCAAGCAACTGACGCTGCTTCGATGCCTGAGCAAACGGATAGATATCTCATTTGGTGTAGATCCTCATTGGCTTCAGGTTTTCTTGTGGAACAAAGTAGGCTGCGCTTCGACCGTTTGGCGCAGAAATGTATTGAGAATCCTTGGCATTGAATCCTTCGATCCATCCGCTGATCTTGTAGTTGGGGCAAGTGCCAGTCACAAGAATGTAATTCTCGTTGTCGCCGTCATTGTCTCGAACAATCAACCTGCCTTGGTCAAGGGGAGTCCACCTAACTTGAATGCCAGCGAGATCTGGCGACTTGTAGGTGTCCACGGATCCAGAGAAATAGATTCCAAGGGCTTTGGCAACTGCGACTTCAGCAAGTGCGCCTTCGACATCGATTCCCCAAGGATCGCCTTGTGTACTGCCTCGATCTAATTTCTTGGCGATGGATGAAACACGGCGACGAACTCCAACCATTGCGCCCATGATGATTTCGTATGGCTCGAGTGTGATGTTCACAGTTTCCTCTTGATCAGTTTGTTGAGTTCGCTTCGAGCAATCATCATTTGTTCGTGATTGAGGTTGGATGTGACAAGTATTGATGTGCCAGCGCGACGAAATGCGTCGATGTATTCGAGCAATGTTTCCTTGGTCGGCTTGGTGTTGGTTTGCAGTTCCTTGATCGATGATCGAAGCGATTTGATTTCGTTGATTGCAAGATTGCATCCTCCGACGATGCGTTGATCGTGATTAAAATCTCGTTCGACTTCAAGCCATATGAGAGGATCGTGACGAAGTTTGATTGGGTTCTCATAGTCCATTCTTGTAGTTCCTCATTTCAATTTTCATTTCAACGATGGCAATTTCTGCTTGTGTTGCGTCAAGATCAGCAAGCCTTGCCATCAACAAGACTTCAAGTGATTTGTTGTTGCGTCTGAAATCAGCCCATGCCCTGTTTTTGACATCACGATAATGCCACAGGTTTGTTTGTAGGTCTTGCAAAGTCTGACCCAACTCGTTTTTGTATTCCTTGAATTCTTGTGCGTTCATTTCGCCACCTGAATTCTGTGTGCAACCATTCCAATTGCTGATTGATTCCACTCGGAGATGTTTGCTGGGAGTGGGCTGACGATGTACTTCTCTGCTCGAAGTGCATTGACAACTGACCTGACAATTTCCCTAGGCGTTGACAGGATGAGGTTGAGGAGTCCATCGTCTTGGGCTGGATCTTCCTTCGAATGGTTGCGAACTCGACCACCGACTTGCTTGGCATATGACTCGGCGGTGGTTCGGTCGGGGCAGTCGGTCGAGAACTTGTATGGCAACCCAGTGTGTTTGGATGGTCGCTCGAAGTCAACCCACCACTTTGCAGATGCAGGTGTTGGACCTGATGGTCGAAACCGTCTTGCCTCTTCGATCTTGCCGTAGGCTTTGATGATCTGCGAGATCTCAGGAGTCCAAGATGCGCTGGACATCTTGTGGTCGTCGATTGCGTCATACAGGTAAACCTGATTGAGTCCACGAAGTTGCTTCTTAAACATCTTCCTCAACTCGTTGTTCTCATCGCCCCAGTCTGCTCGGCTCCACATTTGGCGGATTCGGATCTCGTTGTGTTCCCATGTTCGTTCGTCTTGCATATGTGCCTTTCTTAAAAGTTAGATTCCAAATTCCTAGGAAACGCCGCAGAGACATTCTGACGCGTTCCTCCTCGTTCCTGACTCCGTGATAGCCAATTGGTCAAGAAACGCCTCCAGAGCCTTTTACGGGCTTGCGTTGGGTTGCTGATCAACCACTCGGTCATCTTTTGCAACTCCTGTTCGATGTTGACGGCTGGGAATGCGACATGCCAACCTGCTCGGTCGATGTCGTTGATGCCAACCCAACTGGTTTCAACTGACCAAGAAATGTGGTCGGATTTGGTTGGTTGTTTTTTTAGAGATTTTTCGCTCTCCGCAATTGGAGAGAGCAATTCCCTTTGAATTGTATTTACAGTAATTGAATTACTTCTGGTAATAGCAATAGCATCTAGCATGGGATCCTCTAAGGATCGATTAAGGATCCCACCGTGGGATCCAACAAGGACAGGTTTTTTCCACCGAACTTCGTTTGCCTTTTGCGATCTTTCTGTCATTTTCTGCGATGATTCTAGCATTTTCTGTCTCTCCTCCTCGACCCTTGGGTGAATCAAGACAACATCAGAAACGGAAGGAATCCTGACTGCTTTCCATCGAGCAACTGCTTCAGAAAGCGAACGGAAATGTTTAAAATTTGTAATGGATTTGAGTTTCTTGGTGTCACTTGGACAGTATCCACGGTCCCAAGAATAGAGGATCATCCTCATGTGAATGCCAAAAGTTTCAGCCGACATATCGCTGCAAGATGCGACGATGTCGGACACCCAAAGTTTGATCCACGGACTTTTATTCATACGAATCCTTTATTCAAAAAGGGCAAGTGCGCTCTGGCTCGGCAACGCACCTGCCCAAGGTGGTCATTCCCAATAAACTTGGGAGGTTTGCGGGGTTCAAAATGGCACATCATCTTCAGGCTTTAGCGCAACTGGAGCCTTCTTTGGTGCTGGCGCTGGTGCAGGTGCCTTGACAACAACGCTTGCCAGTTGTCGAGTAATCTCCTCATGATTCTCCTGACGAGGAACATATGCAGGTGCATCCTCATTGATCTGTCTTGATGGCATTTCGCCATCCTTCGGCGGGAACATAGACAGCAGGATCGACTCGCCACCCTTGCCAGTTAGATCAGGCACACCTGCGGGGTTGAACCAACGCGCAAGCATGATAAATTTGCCGCCATCGTCGTTCTGCATAACGGCTCCGACATTCTGCCAGCGTCCTTTTTCCTTGCCATCTGCACCTGTGTACTTGCCAATTTTCGCACATAAATCATAAATCTTAGTCGTCATAATTCTCTCCAAAGTTGGGGTGTATAGAAACCTGAACAAAGCCACCGAGACTGTCTTTCGACAACCTTGCGGTGACTGACATAAACTGATTGTCATTGATTCCCAGCGCATCGCACATGCCGTCAAGTCCAGACTTCATTCTGGCAATCAGGTTGTCACGGTCATACTGGCGGCGGTCGGGCGGCACAAAGACCATCGTCAAGTCAAAATCCTGACCAAATTTTGCTTTCTCTGGATGCTGATCCCTTGTTAAAAGGTTGCATTTCGTGCGATAATTCGCCTTCGCTTTTGCAAGTGCAGCCCAATGTAAACGCTTGTTTGGGCTTAATTCTGAGGGTGGAAATGGTAGTTGTAACTGAATCACGGGTACCTCTCTTGCATACGATAACGACATTTCAATCAATCCGTCAATACATTTTTTAGACAAATAAAAAAAACTTTAATTTACACTAAAGTACACTTGACATACTTGCCGATACCTATTACAATCTAACCATGTGCAACACAAACAACATTCGTGGCAAAGTAAAAAATCGGTCAATCAAATT